CGAAATACAATTATGGAAAGTCCTTTAAAAAAGACGGTAAGATGGTAAGATACCGATATACCGACAAAAAGAAGAGCACTAAGAAATTAGTAGCTGTTCCTTCGAAGAAGAAAAACACACGGCGTAAAAAGTGATTAACTTGTGTCCAAAGTGTGATTCAACTCTTGTTTCAACAACTGCTGTTGAGGAGTCCCACGGCCACATAATCCTTCATAATGAATGTGGTATATGTGGAATGGAGTGGGTAGAATGAGTTCTTATTACGAGATTGGCGGTTTAATTCTGTCTGGTGCAGAGTTCCAAAACGCATATTCTAACCGTTCGGTTCTCGAACAAAAACAACGTGCAAATGACATCAAATTGATGCGCAACGTTAAACTGCCCAAAGGTGAATTTGGAACAAAAACGAGGCTTCGTGAAAAAGATTCACTGTTGGAACATTGGGCTAAAATGGCTTCTATGCCTGTGCGCCGAGGACTCTCGAATGTGCCAGAAGTCATATCACTACGTAGAAAACCACGCATGTTAGGCGTTTGGGGAATTCAAGTATATTTGGATATGATAGAGTCTAACTATCAGTATTTTATCCAGGGCGAATCCATCGAAGAATGGTGACGACGTTAAAGTACTGTCTCGACCACCATTGGGGCATGAAGGGACAGATAACACGGATTCAATCTTCTTTATTGAAGCACGCTACCGGATGTATTAGATGCGGTTACACCTATTGTGGGTGTTGGAGATGATAGAACGAGTAGAATGTCCTTTTTGTTCTTGTGTCGTTCGACGACAAAAAGGAACTGTTCAATCATTGATGAATAGAATGACGGCTCATATGAGACATTATCATTGGAAGCCGGAGGTAGAAGAATGAAACCCTCTTGTTCGAACAACAACAGAACTACGATGAAATGTCGAAGAGCTTGTTGTAGAAAAAAAATAGAGATTATACCAGAAACATCGTTTCAATCTAATCTTCATAATACAACGTATTGTTATTGTCGGCACGACACTTCTGGAACACATCGTTCAGGATGTTGTCAGCAGATACTTGGCACACCTCATTTTTGTGCCTGCGACTCTAAACAATGAACATCTTGTGTGCATAGTTTTTAGGCTGTCACCTCCGGTGGAATGGCGAAGGAGATAGAAATGGTGTGCCTGCATACTATGCACTGTCTCCGTAGGGAGGTCGAAGAACTTCTTGACCGCTGGCGCTACGGGGCGATATATTATAGGCTGTATGTAAGAGCCTACTTACTATGGCCCGAAAGTATTCTGCTAAGAAACGCTCCAATAAAATTGAACCGTCAGCAATGACGATGACTTTTCTCAGTAGTTCAATAGGTGGAAGTACACCACAGGTTACGCAATATGTTGATCTAAGCCAAGTTGCAAGCTTAGTCAATCGTCGATTTTATCGTCAAGGAATTAATTGGGCTGTTAGCGGAATTAAGGTTTTGAATTTGACAGGATATACTGGAACTGTTCAGGTATCCAAGTTACCTAATACATGGGTAATGTCTAATGCATGGGAGAAAGGATTTCGAGCATGGCAGCGTATGAATGATGAAGCACTTGAAGAAGCGCCTTCGGTTCGGCCAAGGTTCCTCGATTTCAAGGTTTATGCGGATCATCAGCATGCGGTTAATGGTCGTGCGGCTAATATGCTTCCACGATCATATGCAGGTGGGTTTGTTCCAGTTCCGGCTACTCCAGGTGAATGGGAAATGTCTAAGATTATCATTCCTGATGCTGTTAACGTTACAGCTGCTATGGCCGAAGAATATGAGGTAATTGCTACCGGAGCAAGTTTTGCTGGAGCTGGTGCTTCAACTCTCAATTCACTTTCTTTGATTGAAGGTTATGCTGCTTCACGAGGTTTACCGAATGTTTTGGACCCAAACACACCCGGTGATGCTGATGATACTGGTGGTGCTACACCAGAGAATTGGATTTCTGCCATTTTTAACGAAGGTAACGTTCAAATGGGTGAAGTAGTCGAAGTTATGACTACAGAAAATAATATTGCACCATATCCGTTTGAAAACGATGGTGTCAGTGTTGATACTATGTATCCTGGGGGAGCTAATCAATTGTCGGGTATGCAGATACACGATTCTGAATTTATTACTCCAACCACTATAGGTGGAACCACACGTATCAAAGGCGGTAATTTCCCTTGTGGATTAATTCGATTTGACTTCGAGAATAGTGGTCCAGCATCAGGTTTGTTAATTCAACTTGATCTTGTCCCTGGAAATCACAGGGGCTACTTGTGTGAACCTATGACGGAGATGTGAAGATTATGACACCAACTCCCGAAATAGAAACAGTCAAGGAGGCGGCCACTGCTGCTTCCGTTCTAAACCATATTCGTTCGAACAGAATAGAATATGCTTTGTGTTTAGTATTCCTTCATCTAATTGGAGTATCTGACCGCCTTCTTGCACAACTCAATGGAGTGTGCTTCTGATGGCGAAATACAATTATGGAAAGTCCTTTAAAAAAGAC